CAGGTGCAACGGTTTCGCTAAATCCTTCTGCTGATTCTATCGATGGATTGGTTAGGGTGGGGGTAGATTCCTCATCCATTGTTTTTCCTAAATCAATAATACCTGGTCCGGGAACTGGTTGAGAACCTGGCGTTTTCACTAAAATACATTTATCGAATAAATTCGTGGGTTTCAATACTAACATCTGTTTGATTTCAATTTCGATTTGAAAACTGCGCGCAGAACATTTTATACCCAGTATTTCTAAAATAGTAATCACATTCATATTTTCTGCAAGTTGCTCATAGTCAATCTCGTTTTCTTTTTCGTCATAAATTTTCAGGCTGCATTTTCCCATTAATGAGGGTATACTTGCGCGCGCTAAATAATATTTCCCCGATTTGTAGAGTTTTAGCGAAGGTGTGAATGAGTTCTCAATATCATGCATGTCTAAATCCGTTTCAAACCATTGCGCGCGCTGTTCATAAATATATTTTTGACTAAAGTTCTCTAGGCGTTCTATCCATTGGGTGAATTGTTCATGTTCATTCGAAAACATCAAATCACTATAAAACCGTTTGCCGGCTTTCGAAATCCCCTGTTTCAGCTGACATTTAGGCGATTGGATATACAGGGGGGAATCGTGTATTCTAAATTTCATGAAATAATTACCACCCGCAATCGCAGTCGGTTTCACAATCGTCAATTTATCAAACGGGAAATCCGCAGTGGCTTCATAGATGTTCTCCATAATTATATTTGTGGGCATATTTTCTTGTGTTGTTTTTTACGCAATCGAAGCATGGCAATGTGTTTGTAATACATTATTTTTGTATGAGGCATGTATAGATTCTATGAAAAATATTCGCGAAACCTGTATTGAATTTTTTAAAAGCGAAGATATGAAGCGCGACGTGAAAGAGGCAATCAAACCGATAGTCAGCACTATATACAATGAAATATACGTATATTTGTGGTTACTGTGTATTTACCACGTGTTCTTTATTTTTGTCGTTTTAGCAAATTTATATTTGTTATTAAAACTATTACACAACCAATCAAAAACTGCTTTTGTGGTTACCTAATTATTTTATACACCTAATATATAATGGCCAGGTCTAGAAATTCTAAAAAAGGTGGTGCCGGAACCGCCGACCACGCAATCGCCGTCTACGGTGATGCGATGCAACAACACGCTGTTTCCGAAACAGACAATACCATTGCGATGAATAACGGTGGAACACCTGTCCAATCCGGTGCAGGTTTAACCGAGGAGATTCTTAAATTATCCGAATCATTTGCCGGTAAAAAAGAGGAGGAGTCAAAAGTTGAACCCGTGCTTATGGGAGGTAAAAAAGGAGGTAAAAAAGAAGCTTTAGAAGAAATGCAAGCCCGCATCACCCAGGAATTAGCAAAGCTAAACAAGGAATCTGAAGGCGGAAACATGGAAAAACTTCAAGAATTACAAAACACCCTAGCCTTAAAAGGTGGTAAATTAACCAAGAAAAACCTAAAGCACATCAAGCGTAAGATGACTGGTGGAAGTGGAGTATTAGAGAACATTGCTGTTCCTGCCATCTTATTATACATCAACCAACGCGTCGGAACCAAGAAAAACAGTGGTTCAAAGAAACTTCGCAAAAGTGCTCGTATTTCTCGTAAGCTAAATCACAAATAAGATATCTTCACTCATTATAGTATTATGAGTGAAGTCGCCCTACATCCGAAAAAAGTTTTTGTCGAAAATGTGCAAAAGTGGTCCTTGTATGACCGTCAATTGAAACTCATTGCCGAAAAAACGAAAGTCATTCGCGATGCAAAACAAAACGCATCGAAACAAATTATTGAATACATGGAGACCAACAAATTGAGTCATAGTAAAATCGAATTGTCGGACGGAGAACTGAAAATCGTCGAAAAAAAAGACTATTCACCATTGACGTTCTCCTACATTGAGGAATCTTTAGCAAAAATCATTCCAGAGAAGGCACACGTCGATTATATCATTGACTATTTGAAAACCAATCGCGAAATCAAAGTGACACAGGAAATAAAGAGAACCTCTGCGCAAAAAGTGTAATAGTATTGTATATGGAAGCTTCGAGTATTGTATCAAAATATGTGTATGAAAAAGATGGCGCCGGTCTCAAAGGTGGGTATCCATTGATTGCTGCTCACGGGGACGGTGCTGGGCCTACAACTACACAGGTTGGCGGTGCAACCCAGCATTTAGCTATTCCAATAGGAATCGTCGTCGTGCGCGAATATTCGGTTCCTATTGCACAATATGATGAACCGGTTTCCGATGGATGCGTCGACGATGAACTATTCGAAAAAATGTTGCGACGGGTTGGACATCGAGAACATGTTCCGAACAATGTGACAAAAAAGAATGACAAAGATGGGGCAAAAAAATCCACAAAAAAGCATCACAAAGCGAAGAAAAATTGATTATTATGAATATATCATGTATGTATATATTCATGTCCAGCCCTACAAAGCGCGAAAAAGCCATTGCCATATCATGGATATTACACGCCATGAAAGAAGTTTTCGGAATCGAAAAAATCCGGAAAGACATCATCAAAACCTTTTATCATGCAGTGAAAAACCCTAAATATATACGCACCTTTGATGCCTTTCAACAATACGAAAAAAAACCATACACTGACAAAAAAAACGAAATAATAGACTATTGCACATCCATCCTCGGGTTATCGCACTATGTGGTATTCACTGCGTCGAATATTCAACAGAATGCAGACGATAACGAAACACATTATCAAACCTTTCTGGTGGATAATCGCGCAAAAACACTCTATGTCATCAATCCATCTCGCGATTTGAAAACGGAAAATGGGTATGGAATTTATGAGCCGGAAGTCGCGGAGAAAGTATTGCGACCCTTTTTCGAAGCACATGGTTATAAAGTGCAATACATTGATTTGACACATCCTGCTCAAGTAATTACCGACGATGTATTTTGTCAAACGTGGTCGCTCTATATTTTATTGGAAATATTGAAACATGGTGTGCACGTGGTCGATATTCCGAAAACGCAAAAAGGGAAATACGAATTGTTGTTGGGATTCTACAAAACATGCTTGTCGGAAGTTCCGTCGGTGGCAAAAGAATTGCAACATGAATATGCGGCGGCCATCAAGGAAAACAAAACCATGATTGAAGAAGAAAGTGGAATGGATATCAAAAATATCAAGTCCATTGATGTAGTGGATGTAGTCATGAATATGACCGCGAAAGATATGAAGGCTTAGTGGTGAAACAAATCGGAATACCTTAGTATACGGACTTAGTGAAACAAGTCGGAGTCTAATACTCTGACCATTTATCCCGGTTGAATGAATTGACATTTAACAGTTTGTCGGCATTTTCTTTCCAGAACTCGACTTTTTTATCTAGCTCTTGTTCTTCGGGTGTTTTTGGAACCACGACATTTTTATTCGCATCCATTTCTTGTAAATCGCGGTCAGTGGGTTTGGGTTTCTTGCCATAACAATTGACCCCGAATTTAATGTATGGATTTGCCATGAAACCGCCATTCACTCCTGGACGACCACAATCATTTTTATGTTTTGGATTTTTTTGTAATTCGTCCCAGGTGGATTGCTGGGTAGGGAAATAGGCCATTTGTCCATCCGACCATCCGTAATTACACCATTCACCTCCACGGTTATAGGCATCTTCGATTTCTTTATAATTAGCTAATCTTGCACCATAGGCTGAACAAACTGCCTTTGCGTCATCATAGGTATACAAGTTATTCGAAATATTAAAGACTTCTTCTCGTTCCGCTTTGTCATCTTGTTTATCAGTATCGAGTGGTTTGTTTTCACTGATTTTGTCCCACCATGACCCATCAAACAGCGAAATATTGAAAAATTTATCAAAGACCCACACAATCAAAGATATGACAAATACTATCCATCCACATCCTAAGAAAAATCCCACGAAATATGGTTTGTCAGAACCGGTGGTTGGTATCCGAAACAAATACAATATAATATGTAAAATGACTAAGAATATAAAGGCGTTAATAAAGGCATATGGATTCGTGATATAGTCTTTGATGTCTTTAAAGGTATCCGAAAATGCATTGTCCTTCTCTTCGGGTGATTTATTGTAATAGGAAAAGAGCAAAAACAATAGTATGGTTCCGAAAATGAGTATATCGAGCAATGTATACACCGATGAAAAGCTGGATGGTTGACCTTTGAACAATAATCCGAGGATGAAATAGGCCACGAAATAAATGACGATAAACCACACCACCATCATTAGCGCGGATGGAGTCAGTGCGTTGTTTTGAATATAGGTAAATACGTCATCTTGTGATGAATTGTCTTGTGGTGGCGGCGGTTTATTCGATGAATTGTCGGGTGGGTTATTCGAAGACGCATCAGGTGGCGGATTCTTCGACTCTTTATTTATGGTAATGGACGTATCCTTTGATGGATTATCCGACTGTTTTGTTATAGTAATGGTGGAATTATCCGATGGTGGTGGCGGCGGATTATTCGATGATGAAGACATATATATTATACTGATTTATTTTTTTTGCGATAGAATAAACAATAGGCCATGGGAGTTATCACATTTTGAATTGGCCCGACATTGGTATCGTTAAAGTGATACCATTCGTTGCTAGAATTTTTCACAAACGCCGTATAGTGTCCTCCCATCACGCCGCCCATATGGTTACATATGCCGAATAAATCATACACATATTGTTTTGGATTGTATCCTTGCACATATTTAGACAAGTCTAAATTTTCCAAGGGGAAGTCAATCAAGTTCATGAGTTTTCGACGACCATCCGGCGAAAAACGTTTCAATGTAATCACGAGTATTTTCGGAAAATTCCAGAAACCCATTGTTTTTTGTATATCTTCTTTGCTGCGCGTTTTTTCATTATACCAAGCATTTTCTCCGCTCATGGTTTCTGACATTGTGAAATAGTCTAAACAATCGTAAATCGAAACAGTGGGTTTGGTTAACGGAACCGGCAAATCTAAAATGAAAAAACTTTCTGGTTTGATATTGTGCACGACGGTGCCATCCATGGATATGATTTGCGAAACATAGATACCATAAAACAAATCCATAATTTCCGAATATTCTTTTTCATAGACCTCTTTCAACATACCGAAACATTTGACGGCTAAATGGTCGGTATCGTTTTCAGTATTGCCGCGTATTTTCATTACCATATGTCGCGACGCACTATTGTGCATGCACTCAATCAAAAAAAGCAAAAATTCGGGCATATCATTTTGTGCCCAGCCGGTGAATAATTCGCGATTCTTTTTTGCAGCTACTTGTTGCACATTCGCGACGAATCGATTCGGTGATACAACCCCATTTTGATTCCACATAATCGCGCGCAAAGCATTCCATTCATGGATGATGGCCGAATCGGGCAATTCAGTTTTCATATTTTTTTGATATTGGGGCGATAATAACAAGACGTCGAGTTCGTAAATATGATTGAGAACTTGAACACACGAATTCAAAAAGCATGTATTGCCTAAATTGGCTAATCCACATAAGCCTTTCCCATGATATTTAGATAAATCCATAAGTGATTTAGAAAGTTTTTATTGTATGTATATATTACATAATCTCTATATCTATATGAACAATGAACAATTAAATAGAGAAATTGAGACTTTATTGACATCATACATCAATGATTTATTGCAACCTAGAGCAGAACCGGCGAGCATACCAGCGACTCGGCCAGCGACCGGTGCAGATGAACGACACACAAATCGACGGTATTATACGATGATGACTGAACTCATTCGCGATTATAATGCAAACATTCAACTCTATCAGCAAAATATGCGAGATTTAATACAATGTATCAATCATATTACACCCTTACAGACGACTACTCCAGCGGCTCCTGCACAAACGCCATTTACAACGACCACTACACTTTTTTCGTATTTCTTGCAACCACAGCAACCAGCTGCTGCAAATACACAAGGATTATCAACGGAACAAATAGCGCAACATACAACGATGGTTACTTATAACGAAGATATGAATGAAACCCGATGCCCAATATGTCTGGAAGATTTTGAAATCGGTGAACAAGTATGTAAAATCAATGCATGTGGTCACTTTTTTAAACGGACCGGATTGATGCGATGGTTTGAGCGAAACACTCATTGTCCAGTTTGTAGATGTGATGTGTTGAATCCTCCTGCTCCGCCTGCAGCAAATATTCCTGCGCCTGCGTCGAATATTCCTGAACAACCCACTCAGAGAATTTTTGGCCCAGAACCACCACCCACTCAGAGAATATTTGGCCCAGAACCACCACCTACCCGCGGCGTTCCATTGTTTACACCGAATCGTATTTTGCAACAAGCCTTTGCGAATGCACA